GCCGGGCTTCGGGATAGAGAAAATGGTGGGCGATAGTGGGATCGAACCACTGACCCCTGCCGTGTGAAAGCAGTGCTCTACCGCTGAGCTAATCGCCCTGAAAATGGTGCCGGAGAAGGGAATACGACAACCGCATAACCGCGCCGTTTTCTCGCCGTCTGGCGGGATTCTGGCGGGCATCCCCTGCGCCGATCACTCCATATATATTACAGCATGCGCGGCCGTCACTTAAAGCGAGTCGGCTATTTCCATCTGCACTTTGTAGTTGTTGCCGGGCAGATTCGTGATTACAGGCTCTTGCGTGAACACTCCGTACGACGCAAGGCGGCTGTTAAGCTGATTGTCTGCGAACGACGAATTTGCACCCGAGCGCGGAATCACGAGCACTTCCGAGTTGTTGCCGGCGTTCAAGAACATTTCCTGAAAATTTAGCTGCAGGTTTGAATAGTCGCCGATCGCCTGCGCCTGGGAAAGCAAGCTAGCCTCGATCCGCAGCGAGCGATAGCGCGCGCGAATGTCCGAGTATATTTGACCGCCGCGGCTGCGCACAATCGAGCTGTTGTCCTTGATGGTCTGCTGCCAGCCTTCCTCGACGCCGCCCGGCAGCACGATCGCGTTGCCGACCCAAAGCCGGCCGGCCTCGTAGTACGTCACGCCGGTATCGAGTAGCCAGTACGTCTCGATATTCACATAGCGCACGTTGAAGCCCGCGCCGTTGTTCGGCGAGTAGGCCACGATCGGCGGAATTGCGCGAGGGCTCCAATCGCTGTACTGCACGACTTCGGTCCCGACTTCAAAGCCGGTCGGGGATACGTTCGAGTATCCCGCCACGATCACGACAGCGTTCAGAGCTGGCGCTGTGTCAGCTACAAAATTCTGCGCGAAATTCATACCCATGAGCGCAATACACTTGATCTGTTGAGACGTGCCGAAGTCAAGCGTAAATTTCATGTGGTTAGTTGTGTTCGTCGTGCGCGCCTTGTTCGATACGCGATGGTCTTTGAGGTTCGACAGCGGCAAGCTCGCCTGATACGTCACGCCAGTTCCGGCCGCAAGCGTAGTCGTCGCGAGGTCGACGAGGTTCGTGTAAGAGAAAATTCCGCCAGCCATCTAGGTTATCCCCACAGAATCAGTTCAACGACGTTCGAGAGAAAGCGCGACTTGATGCCGACAACGAGCAGGTTTTTGCCGGAAGTCATGCCGAGCCGCTTTGTAGTGACGGTCACGGTGTCGCCGGGGTTGAGCGTGTAGCTCGTCGTGTCGTCAAGGAATGCTTTGCACGCGTAGAACCCGCGCTGCACGTTGTAGAGGCCAACGCGCCGGTTCGCTTCGTTCTGCACCTGCAGTGCGAGAGTCAGCAGCGAGGGCGACGCCGGATTGTTCGCGGCCGTCTGCGCATACAGGTTCGCGAGCGTTCCAATGCCCCTGCGCTGTGCCAACCAAGGGAGCTGCAATTGCGCGGCCGTCGTCGGGTCGCCAGTGCCGGGCACGAACACGGACCCGGCAATGTCGCTGGTGCCGTGCACGCTGTAGTTCTTGACGCCAGCCAAGACCGCGGACAGGCCCGGCGCCTTGTCCGTGTAGTAGCTGATATCGCCGACAAGCTCCGTGTCGGTCAGCGATAGGACCGAAGTCGACGACGGCGCTTGCAGTCGGCCGACTTTCAGGACGCCAAAACGATCCTCGAAAATCCAGCCCGCAAACGAGTCCATTGTTTGCTGCAGAATGTCGGGTATGCGCGTTGCGTCTTGGCAGTAGTAATTCAGCAGGTACGGCGCGGCTGTATCGAGCGCTGTTATCGTGCCGGCCGTGTCAAGATCACCGGAAACGAGGCCGCCGCGCGTAACGCACAGATACGACAGCCATGCGGGCAAGCGCTCGATTTTTGTAGCGGCCGTCACTTTGACGCCGCTTATCTGCATGTCGCAAACGACCTTGCCCCATTCAATGCCAATCGGCCGGTTCGTGCCGTTCGACAGGAACGAGAAGCGATACGTGCCGGCCTTCGTGATTTCGCAAAAGCTCGTCGCGTTGACGACGGCGCCGCTGTTCGGCTGCACCATCACGGAAGCCGTGCCCGAGGTCCACGAGCTGACGACAATCTCTACGACGTAAATCACGCCGGACACGCAAGCCGCTGTTGGCTGTAGCGTCGCCTGATAGGCGCCCGTGCCCGTCGTGCACAGCAGTCGCGCGAGCGTGCCGGAAGGATTCGTAAAGGTCGTGTTGGCGTTGACCACGTGCGCGAAGCCGGGCGGATCGCCGGCCGACCATGCGCCGAACGGCTGCGCATTGACGAGCACGGCCCCGAGGGTCAGCTCGCCGTCATGCGTCGCGCATTGCTTGCCCGCCGGGTTCGTCAGGCGTCGCACGCCGTACTGCCCGAGCGGCGAGCCGCCAGCAATGGCCGAACAGCTCCAGCCGACGCCCTGCGTGATTAGCGCGCCCTGGTCGCGTACTTCGCTGACCGGGCCTATGTACGAATCCCCTAGCTGATACTCAAGGTTCGCCGGGTCGAGCGTCACGAACGGCGCCCACTTGACCGTGCCCATTGCGAGCGGCAACGTATAGCTTTCAAGTGCCGCGTTCGGCGTTATAGCATTGTATACATTTGTCTGCGCCGCCTTGTCGAGCTTCGCCATTTTGCCACGCAGGTAAATGCGCGCCGTGTGCTCGTCGGTCTGCGCAACGTCGTCAATGACGCCAGTTGCAACCGGCGTGAACGTCGAATACGCGTTGCCGTAGTAGCCGAGTTTCAGCGTTATGGTTCCGTCGCGCATCGGCGTTTGCACGAACGTGTCTAGACCGCCGTCCGGGTTAATCAGGTCGATATCGCCGAGCGCAATAGTTGCCGCCGATACCGCCGACGCTGGCGCGTCCGAGTAGTTTTGTACTTGGGCGTTCGACGAACTCCACAAACAACACGTAACGCTGCGGTCGTAAATCGGATCGCCGTCCGGCGCTATGCGCGGGTCGTAGTATTGGTTTGCCGGCGTGTCGGTCGGCGAGGTTATGAAACCCTCGCTCGCAAAGTAGTAGTTGCTGCCGCCGACTGTCGCGCTCGTGTACCAGCCAGCGGTAAAGCCGACCGGCGCCGCGTAGTACATTTTCGACGGATCAGTTATAAGCGTGATCGAGTCAACGCCAGCCTGCCAGCCGCTTACGCCAGGAAACACAGGGCCGGTTAGTCCCGTTATGTTGGGATTCGCGGCAGTGCTTGGGTTCGCGCCCGCACCTTGCCAAATTCCGTTCTTGTGGAACCAAATTTTCCCGGCCGTCATATCGACGGCGCAGCCCACTACGTCACCAGCCGCGAACGTCGCGCCAGCGACAGAGCCGGCGCCATTAGTGCCAATTGCACCATTGTTACCGTTGTAGCCCCACGAAAGCGCGTCGCCGCCAAGGTTTGCGGTTGCAATCGCCATCGTAGACTTACCGACACCTATACCAGTGCCGGTCGCAGACGCTACAACAATCGCCTCAAAGTAGTAGGCGCCGGCAGAAATTGATTGCGTGTCTAGACTGGTACACCATCCGTTTGTCGTTATTTTTGTTGCTGTGAAATTGCTATTTGATAGCTGCAGCGTTGCGGCAGTCTTGGCAGGGTCAAGCGGATTCGGCGTGATCGTAGTCACGCCCGGGCCGACGATTTCGGCGAGCAGAATCTTGCGAGCCATTAGCGGCGGCCCTTGATTGCGTCGGTCTGGCGGTCGATCGCGCGCGCTTGATCCTTGCCGGCGCTTGCGATCGTGTCGGCTACCACGTCGAGCTTCGACAGAGCGCGCGAGTCATCGCCCGCACGTTCCTTGCGCAGCGCGGCCAATTCCTCGCGGACCTTGCGCAGCTCCGTGACAACGGCCGCGTTCGAGTCGATCTGCGCGCGCTTGCTTTCGTTGCTCGCCGATATAGCCGACAGCGCGAGCGACGTAGAGGCCGTCGACGACAGCGCCGTAACCGTCGTCGTGTTTGACGCCGTGGCGGCCGACCCGGACACGACAGCAACGCGAATCGTGCCGCTGTTGAGCACGTCAAGCATGCTCGATATGTCTTGGCGCATGTAGCCGGTCGCGGTCGCGGTCATGTTGGCGTAGGTGAACGTGCCGAGCGCGAGCTGTCCGAGCGGATCGCTTTGGAGCACAACCTTGGTCGTGTTCGACACGATGCCGTCGAGGTACGGCGCCAGCTTCGAGCGCTCGCCTTCCGGCAACGTGTTGACGTAATCGGTCAAGGTCTGCAGCGCGGAGTTTGCGTCAGCATCCGTCGTCGCCTGCTCGATCGCTTTCAGGTAGCCGCTGATTTTGTCGGCGTCGTCCTGCGGCAATCCCTGCAAGGTCTTGAGCAGTGCTTGCGTGTCGAGCGAGTTTGCATCGCGCAAATCGCCGATCTTGAAGCCGACTTGATCCGCAACGCTCTGCAGCGAAATGCCGAGCTGGCCGGCCAGTGTGGCAAGCTGCAACGTCGTGTCTACCGTGTCCTTGGTTATGTCGATGCCCAATTCCGTGAGCAGCTTCGGAACGTTGAGGTTGAGCTGTTTCACCAAGTCGCTGAACGGGATATTTTCGGCCGCCATCAAATCGCGAAGGTTGCCGATCAGCTTTTGTAGATTGAGCTGCGTTGCGAGCGCGTTGTTGTTCACGGCCGTGACTACCGGAGCGCTGTAGTCGCCGGACGAGCCGCCGCCAGTTGTGCCGCCGCCGGGGTTCGTAAGCTGCTGCTGCGTGAACGCAGTCAGGCCGCCGCGCACGGCGTCGAAAATTGTCGTGTATTGATCGTTCGAGCCGTAGAACTGGCGCGCCGCTTCAAGGTAGCTTTGCGCGTACTTCGACAGGTTCGCGAGGTCGTCTTTGTTGCCGGCCTTCGCGCCCGTGAGCGTCGCCTCATACTGCGCTTGCGCCGCTTCAAGGCGCTGTTGCGGCGTGAGGGTCGTAAGTGCCGTGTTCTGAATCAGGGTTGCGAGGAAATCGCGCACCTGTTTGATTGCCGCAAGCTGCGCGTCGTACAAATCTTTCGCGGCCTGGGCGGCATCGTTCGCGGAATTCGCAACGCTGTTGAACGCGTTCGCAGCGCTATTCGCAACAGCCGTCGTGTCCGTTGTCAAACCGAGCTGGCTAAGTAGGTCGGCCGTCGACTGCTGCAGGTCGGCGAGCGCCTGGGCGGCTGCGTTGGCCGCGATCTTGTGAATGTTCGCAAGGTCCATTTCGCTCGCACCCTGCAGGCCGGCAGCCTGGGCGAGCGCGTTTGCTTGGTCGATTTGGTCTTGCTCGGCCTGATTGATTTTGTAAATCGAGTCTTCGTACGCCGTGATCGTGCCGGCCTGCACAGCGAGCGAGCGCGAGAAGTCCGTATAGGCTTTCGTTGCCTCTTGGTACTTTTTCAGCGCGTCACTGACGACAGTCGCGTTGTCGGCGACGGCCTGCGTGTACGACGAGAGATAGCCGGCGGCGAGCAGCCATTTTTGTATGCCGTCCGCGGTCGGCGAGCTGGCGAGATACGCCTCGAACGCCGTACGGAACTGCGACATGGTTGTATTCGCGTCGAGGCCGATACCTGTCAACGCATCCGTCGTCGCTTTTTTCAGCGCAGTGAAGCTGTTCGCCGCGCGCTCGGAATCCGAGTAGTACGCCTGATAGTAGGCGTTCCATTCGTCGGCAAGGTTCTGCAGGCTGCCTGCGGACTTCACAAGATCGTCCGTCAGCTCGACGAACGCGGCGCCGGTCACGTTTGTTTTGACGCCGAGCGACGTAAGGATGCCGTCGAACGTTTGCGTTTCCGTCTGCAGGCGCGCGTAGGTCTGCAACAGCGATTCGCCGTCGACGTTGAGTTTTTGTACTTCGGTCGCAATGTCGGTCAGCGACGTATCGCTGCCGAGCAGGGACATGCCGTGCTTCACGTCGACTTCCGCAGCGAGCAGCATTTGCGCGGCAGCGGCGAGTGTGTCGGCGTTCGACTGGTAACGATCCGCTATCTTGCTTGCTTCGTCGCTGCCGAGCGCCGCGTTAATTTGCGCGATGACGTTATCGGCTTCGATGCGCTCTATAAATTTGTCGATCGGCTCTTGGTACGTCTTGCCGAGCACGGTCGAAATTTCTGACGTGATCTTGCCGGACTTGTCCGTTACCTGTTTGAACGAGCCCTGCACGGCGCCGGCAAGCGTGCTGCCGAGTGCGTCGGCGGCGGCCTGACGCGTCGACAGCAACGACGCCTTAAGCTGCTCGGCGAAATCGTTTTGCTGCTGCGACGGCGCTACGTTTACATCCTTGTACTTTTTGCCGCCGAACAGCGCCTTTTGTTTGCTTTCCTGATAGCTGTCCGTGATCGTCACGGAACCATCGCCGACGTTTACGCCGGTCGACGTTTGGCCGGTCGGTTTGTAGCTCGTGCCAAAGAGCTTGCCGCCGGAAATCATATTGATCGCCATGGCGGCCAGTGCGACCCAACCGACCACGGGGATAGCGCCGAGCGCGGCCGAGCCCGCGGCAATGCCGCCGCTCACGCCAGCCGCAGCCACGCCGCCGGCAACGGCCGTGCCGACGCCGCCGAGCACGTAGGTGCCGACGCCATAGGCCGCGCCAGCCGCGATGCCGCCAGCGCCGCCGCCTGCCGCCTTGTACGCACTGAACCCGGCGAGCACGGCGCCTGCGCCCTGCAGCAGCGTGCCAAACTCCATGCCGCCAGTGCCCGGCACTTCCTTGCCGAGCAGGTCGAACAGCGAGCCTGCGCTTTGGCCTGCAGCGATACCCGCCTGCCCTGCCGCAGCGCCGCCAGCGGCGCCCGCCGTGCCGGCGGCGCTGCCCAGGCTGCCTATCAGGTTCAGCGACCCGAGGCCCGTAGGCAGCGCCGTGCCGAACAGCGAATTTATGATGCCGTTGAAGACGAGCAGCTTTAGAAACTCGGCGATAACCTGGGCAATGAATTGCTTGGTATCGGTGACGAGCGCTTGTCCGAAGTCATGCCAGTTCTTTATACCGCCGGTTACAAAATCTCCGAGTGTCGTAGCGAGAGAATCAAAGCCGCTCGTGGCAATCTGCTGCCATTCTTTCAGCGCAGTGCGGTCCGCTTCCGCGGCCTGCTTGTCGCGGTAGTGAGCCTCGACGGTCGCGTTCATCGCCGCGAGGAATTGCGGCGTGAGGTCAATGTGATTTTTTATTGCCTCGTTGAGCGCGGCCTCTTTCTGGCGCTCAAGCTCTTTAGCGTCGGCCGACATGCCGGCGAGCCGCACGTCTTCGTCGAGCTTTTTGTTCAGCTCGGCGAGCACGGTGTCAGACGTTTTGATTTTTGCCGTCGCGGCCTCGAACTGGTCGCCGACCAACTTTATGCCGAGCTGCAATTGCGCGAGACGGGCGGCCAGCGGCACGCCGGCCTTTTCCTCGGCGATGAAAGCAACCTCAAGACGGTGCGCCGACTGCGCGGCTTGGTCGTGCGCCTTGGTCAGCGCGTCATCGGACTTTTGCGCGATCGAATTGATAACCTCATCCATGTGGATGTAGGCATCGGTCGCGGTTTCGGCCGCGTGCTTGTGGATCGCGATTGACGCATCGGCCGCTTTCGCCGACGAAATGAGCGACTTCTCAAGGTTGCCTAGAACGTCGTGCGCGTGATCGACGGCGGCGCTGTATGCGTTGTATGCGTCGCGGCCGGCCTGGAACACGCCGACGCCGTTTTTCAATTCCTCGAAAAACGTTTGCTCGGCCGCGGCAAGTGCGATTGACTTAATCGCAGCTTCCGCTTTTGCAATTGTATACTCAGCGAGCCCGACCTTGCCCTTGCCGTAGGTCGCCGTGATTTCGTCGAGCTTCGCCTTTTCCTTTGTAAGCGCCTCGATTATCGAATTGGTCGCGTTCTGTATCTGATTGCCGATGATCGCGCGCGCCTGCGTCAAGCGCTCTTGCGCCTCGCGCGCCTTGTCGGCAGCGGCACGCTCGACCAGCAGGTTATCTGCGAGCCCGGCCTCGGCTTCGGCGGCCGCCGCCGTGTCGAGCTTGAAGTTTTCCCAAAAGCCATGCGTCGCCGCGAACTCGTCGGCGGCTTTCTTTGCCTTCTCCAACGGCGGCGCGAGCGCGAGCGCCGCAATCGACGACGCGGCAAACTCGTTGCCCTGGGCCTGCAGGCTGGCGACAAGGGCAACTGTGGACTCGTCGACGGCGTGCGTGCGCCGGTCCAGCTCGATAAGCGCCTTAACCGGGTTGTCGGCGAGCTTTTCAAATTCCTTGACGGCCGCGCCGATCTTTTCGCCGGTCAGGTCTGCGAAAATCGCGGCCTCTTGCGCGACAACTTCAAGCGTTGTGCCTACAAACTTGCCGGACGTTGCAAGGCCGATAACCGCGGCGTCGGCCTCTTTGGACTTGATGCCCATGCGCTCAAGCGACACGGCGAGGTCCGCGAGCTGCCCGGTCGTGCGACCCGATCCGGTGCCGCTAATTTCAACGGCGTTGTTGAATTTGACGAGCCCTTGCTCGGCCTGCAGCGACTTGTATACAAGTACTGCCATTGCGCCGGCCGTGAGGCCAATTGCGATACCAAGCGGGTTAATCAGCGACGCCAGGATGCCGGTGCGGTTCGCAAGGACCGTGGTCGAGCCAATAAGGCGGTTGTAGTTGCCGCGCAACGCCTCGCCGACCATGACGGCAAGCTCGCGCGTGACGCCCGCGGTCGCGAATTGGAGCCCGTTGGTTGCGGCCGTGGCGCCCGATATGGTGCCCGTCGCCTGCTGCGTCGCCGCGGTAACGGCACTGATACCGGCGGCCGCGGTCTTGCCCGAAGCCGCCACGTTGTTGAGCGCGGCCGTAGCCTGGGCGCTCGCCGTCTTCGCGGCCTCGCCGAAATTCTTTACTTCACCTTGTGCGGTGCGCAGAACGGCAGTAAGGCCGCTGCCGTCGCCATTGATCCGCAAAGAAACCTGAATTTCGCCCGACATTTTCCCTGCTATGCCTTATTCAGAATCTTTGCCGTCTCTTGCTCCATGAATCGAATGCAGTCGATTAGGTCGGTGTCGAATTCAACGCGTAGCCCTCGTGCAACGCTTTCGATTTCCCGCCCGTCGATGCCGGTGTAAACGAGGCCAGCCATGCCGGCCTCGATGTTCCACTGACAGCGCTTGTATACTTGTACTGCATTCCAATTTTCCTCAAGTACACTTTGCGTCACTTCGGCCGTGCGACCGTGCAGTTTTATGTACTGCTCGATCGCGTCTACCGGCATTCCCTTTTCTGCAAGCTCTGCCCGTAGTAATTTCGTCTCGTCGGCAGGGCGGACGCCGGCAAGCGCCCGCGCTACCTCAGTCAGTTTTTTACGCGGATGCCGCCGAGCGTTTCGTTGTAGTCCTCGATCAGCGCGCCGAGCAGGAACGGGAAGTTTTTCGCGGCGTTCATGCCTTCCTTCGCGTCCATTTGCGTGCCGTCTTCGTGCTCCAAGCCTTCGACGCCGATAATCACGGCATCGAAAAATGCGAAGTTGCGGGCCTTGTGTGCTTCCGCGGTCGTGCCGGGGAATTCATCGGCCCAGGCTTTCTGTTTCGCTTCCATGTCGGAAGCGGAGAAAATCTTGTAGGTCGCGTACAGCGTCGTCTCGTACGTGCTGCCTTCGGACGGAATGCGCAGCTTGACGGCCTTGCGGTACTTGTCGATCTTGGAAAGTTTCATTTGTATACGTCTCCATAGCTATACAAGGGGAACCCCGACCGTTGCGGCCGGGGAGTGTCGCAAACCTATTTGCGTTGCTGACGCAAAATAGTTTGTAGTTCTAGGTAAACTTGATGCTGATTTCGTCGTTACCGGCGGACGGCAGCGGCGCCATGGGCGTCTCGAACAGAATCGCCTTGTCCTGCTCGGTCAGCTTCGTGTATTCGAGCTGCACGGTCGGCATGGTGAGCGTGCAAATCTTGCCGGCCGTGATACCGACCGTCGACACGATGTTCTGCAGCGTGTAGTTGTTCGCCAGAGCCCACGGGTTGAAGCTCGCGAGCGTCGGCTCGAAGTACGTCAGGGAGCCGGACGGCTTGCGGTCCATGAGCTGCACAGCGCGCAGCTCCGAAGCTTCGTGAATCTTGATATCGTTGTTGTAGTTCACGTTCAACTTCGTGGTGTTCAGGTGCACCGTCGAACTGGTGACAATCCAGTTTTCCATTTCGACGGCCGGCGGCGCCTGGAACGCGGCGACGGTGAAGCCCGAAGACACGTTTTCGGTCGGCATCGTAGTGTTCGTGATGACGCCGGTAACGCTGACCTTGCCGCGATTGAAGCCCTTCACTTCCTGATTGACTTCAATGTTGCCCATGGCGTAAACCATGGTGTAGCGTAGCGGGCCGATGTAGAAGTACAACGTGCCGGTTTTCTGCGTCGGTCCCGTGATCGGGTTGTACGTCGCGCTCGTGGCAGCAACGAGCGTTTCCGCCATGCCGCACGCGGTCAGGACCGGGCCAATCGGCGCGGCGTTGCCCACGGTCGAACTGCCGATAAGCTCGATTTCAAAGCTCACAGTCGCGCGCTTGTGCACGAGCAGGAACGGGTCGGCGCCGAAGTAGGGCAGGTCCGGCGTGCGCGTGAGCTTGTCGGCCTCGACCTGCACCTGTCCAGAAAACGACAGGATCGCGTTCGCGGCGCCAGTCGGGGCCGCATCGGTGCCCGGCGTGGTTTCCGTCTTGAACAAAATCTGCCGGGTTTCGTAAAGCTGAATTGCCATGTGTGCGTGCCTCGGTTAGTTGTCTGCGTTCCTGCGCGTGAATCGGTTACGCCGTCGCGGCGGCGTCGTCCTGAACCTCGACGGGCTGCCATTCCTTCGCAGCGGTCGGCTCGGCCGACTCTTTCACTTCTTCGAGCTTGTCGCCGTCCCAGGTGAACGTGCCGCCATGACTCGGCAGCGGGTGCCCGTGCGGGTACTTGGCGAAGTCGTGATGCTTCAAGCCCTTTGCTTCGAGCGGATGTTTCTGGCGGTCGTTCATGTCACTGGTTCCTCAATTGGTATTCGAGCTGAAAAACGTCGAGATAGTATACAAATCCGTTTTTATACGTGAGCAACTTCCCCGAGTGCGCGCGTACCGTGTAGCCGTCCGGGTCCGGCTTGAATCCCACGAGCGCAGCGAACAGCTCGCGCCGCACCGTATCCAAGTCCTTGCTCGCCGCAGCGCCGGTCGAATCGGCCACGTTCCTGACGCACGTCAGAACCGGCACGAGCCAGTGCGTAAGCTGCATGAGCAGCGAATCGGTGTAGTTTCCGCCGCTCTGCGCCGAGTAGTTCGGTTCGAGCACGAACACAGCGGGCGACAGCGCCGGACCCTCGTTTATGGCCGTGGCGTGATCCGCGGAGCGAGCCGCGAGCTTCACGGACGGGCATTGCGCTTTGATCCGCGGCGCCCAGGCTGAAACGTCCAGTGGTGCCGGCGTGGTCATCGGCAATAGCCATAAGGCCAGCCCTGGTAGCCGCCCGGCGCGAAGTTGCCGAGCGTCGTATAGGTGT